CGCCGGGCCGGAAGGGTTGTCGGTGCTGATGGTGATCTTCGAGATGCCGAGCGCTGCGAGCACGTCGGCGGTGGTGGCGCCCGGCGCGCCTGGCGTACCGGGATTGCCCTGCATGCTGGTCGGGCCGGCCCAATCACCGGAGGCGGCGCTGGCCTTGATGTAGATCTGGAACGGCACGACGTCGGTGCGGACGAAGATGAAGCCCTTGGCCGCCGCGTTATTGGCAGCGCGGTCGGCGAGCGAGCCTGTCGCGTCCGGCTTGAGGCCAATGCCGGCCTCCATCGCCGCGACGATCGCCGTCAAACGGGTGTTGATCTCGACGGCCGAGCGCCAGCCGAGGCCGGTGCGCAGGATGCGGTAGTCGGCCTCGTTGGAAAGCAAGGTGCCGTTCCACGGCATCTCCAGCGTCAGGCTGGTATTGCTCGGCACCGCCTCGATCGTGGCGAAGCCGTTGCCTTTCATCAGCGTGTCGCCGGGCTTCACCTGGCTCAGGAACGCCGTCAGCGTGCCGGCGACGGCGAGGCCGCCGGCGGCGACCGAAATCGAGCCGGCGTGATAGGTGCTGTCAGCCATTCAGGAACTCCACGAGGGCGGCCTCGATCGCGGCGGGATGGGGGGCGGAACGGATGGCGGCTTGCGCCGCTTGCCGACAAGCCTCGATCTGGGCGAGGCCCTGCATCTCCTCCGCAGCTTTGGCGAGGATGCGGTCGACCAGGCTAGCAACGGTTTGGCCGGACGCGATTGCTTCCGCCTGCAGAAGTGGCCCAGCTCCGCCGCCCGCGCGCCAATGTTCCGCTTCTGCCGCTTTTCTTGCGCGAAGGATGGCAACCGGCGAGCCGGTCCGCGCGGAGATCCTTTCGCCAATGACAACGTTGAGACGTCCAAGCGCGAGCGCCCGGAGCGGCTCCAGATCCTTGGTCAGTCGTATTTTCATAGTGAGGTTGAGTCCCGGATGACGGAAACTGATTTGGCTGAATTGCTCAAGGAGCTTCAGCGACAGGGCGGGAGGGCGAACGACCTCGGACAGTCCTTCCTCGACAATCCGTTCTTGCGACCGGAGGCGATGCCCTCAGAGGGCGGCTTGTCCGTGACTGAGTGGGAAGCCCGACACGACGCCTGGCATCTTGGCTGGGCGATCCGAGAGGCACAGAGAGCCCAGCAGCGATTTCAAGAAGCCGTGATCTCGGCCGACCAGGGCATGTAGGGGAAGCCGTCGAAGACGACCCAATAGGTTGCCGGCATGTCGGCCGTCAGCTCGAGACGACCGCCCTCGACCGTCACCGGCTCGCCGTCGATCAAGACGGTGCATGGATCCGGCAGCCCGGCGATCTTCACCTTCGATCGCTTGTCGGCAGGGATCTCGGTGCGGTTGATGGTGATCGGCGCCACCGGCCGCGCGACCAGCTCGCCGTCGACCACATAGTTCTGCCCGAAGGCGGCATCGTCAGGAGCCACGACGAACATCTCGCCACGGTCGCGGAATTCCGCCAGCTCATCCAGTGTCGGTGCGCAGGCGGCCTGGCCGGTCAGCCTGCCTTCGGCATCGTGATAGAACAGCCGCATAATCAGGTCATCTCGTTGTCAAAGACGCTGTAGGAGAACGTCGCACCGGCGACGTTGTTGTTGATGGTGAAGAAGTTGCCGCCCCGGCGATAAGTCACCTCGAAGCCCCGCCCCGGCCCTCGTGTCGCCTGTGTTCCGTAGAACATCTCGACGAAGATCAGCGGCAGGCCGATGAAGGTTTTCGGCAGCGGAATGTTGGTGTTGCCGGTCGGCAGGGCGGCGGTGATGCCGGACACCAGCGGACGCAGCCGCTTGGAGGTGGAATCAAAGACAAGCCCCTCGGGCGGCGCCGTCAGGACGTCGTTGCCCGGCTTGGAGAACTGGAAGACAAACTGGCCATTGCGCAGGCCGATATAGCCGCGTGTCGTTGGCATGGCTCAATCCGTCGGCAAAGGGTGATCGAGCACGATGATCGAGGCATTGCCCCAGACCTCGTTACCCCAACGGCGGATCTGCACCTGGCCGACGCCCGGCGAGGTCGAGACGATCAAAGCCGACATCGGATAGGCGGCGCCGTAGGTGTTCACCACCTTGTCGGCGGGAAGGGTATAGATCTGATCGTTCTGGGCGCCGTTGAAGGTGCCGAAGAAGAAGATGATCGGATAGTAGCCCTTCCAGTCATAGGTGAAGTTGATGTTGGTGGTGACGTTCGCGGTCGGACTGTCGGCCGCGCCCTTCCGGCTCGAGGCGGGCGCGTAGGTTTTGTTGACGACCGAGAACGTGTCGTCCGAGCTGAAGATCATCTGAGACTTCGCGCAGGTCTGGACGTTGAAGCCCGGCCGCGAGACATAGAGGCCGTAATCGCTGCCGCGCTTCCCCATCATCATCCTGGGAAGCGGGTGCGGGTCGTTGCCGAGAATGGCGAGGTCGCGCGCCGGGATCTTGAAGACGACCACGACCATGTAGCAGTCGATCCGGACCGAGCCGGAGGTGAAGAAATCGACGTGGTCCTTATACGCCTCCCAGGTCACCGTGCCGATGGTGGTATTGGTGCCCTGGTAGCACCAATAGATGATCTGCCCGGTCGGACTGGAACAGAAGCACTTCACTACCGGCACATAGGGCAGTTCCGGGAAGTTGATGCGCTGCGGGTTCGGGATGATGGTGGCTTCGTTCGCCAGCCGCCCGTATGAGCGGACGCTGACGACCGCATGGATGTTGCCGGCGAAGGGCCAAGCCGTATCGAAGTCCAGCTTGTCGCGCGGCAGGTTCGGGTCGGAGGCGTCGTTGCCGGGTTTCGAGACGCGAGCGCGCCAGTCGCCGGGCGACAACTGGCCTGCGAACAGGCGACGCGTGCCGACCATTATGGCTCCGTGAAGATGAGGCTGTCGCCGCTCAGATCGAGTTGCACGACGCTGTTGGCAGACCGGATCACAACACCGGTCATGTAGACGACCCCGCCGATAACCGCGAAAGGCGCGACACTGGTGGTGCCGTCGCCGATCGAGAACTTGTCGACCAGGAACATGCAACGCGACACGCCGCCGACGATATCGAGCAGTATGCCGGCTTCCTTCCAGTTCGGCGTGCCCTCCGTGCCGGCGTTCAGGAAGATCTGGAACCGCGCGGCAACGCCGGCTGGCGCCGCCGTCGCCTCGAACTTGACGAACCCTCCGGCCGACATTCGGTCGGCCTTGACGTTGACGGCCGTCACCTGTGATGCCACTGCCGTGTCGCCGGCGAGATAGGCCTGCGTGACCTGCTGGATGGCCGCGATCAGGTCGCCCCGGATGGCGGCGCGCTGGATGTAGTCGGCGCCGACATTCTCGGCGCCGTCCAGCGCGATCCGGTCGATCACCTCGTCGAGCTGGCGCTGCAGCTCCTGCATCGAGCCGCGAGCATCGCCGGTCATCAACGACAGTTCATAGGCCTGCTGCTGCGTCATCCCTTCGGCAACATCGTCCGTCAGCACGGCGCGCCAGCTGGACCAGAGGGTGTCGCGCGGCGAGGCTGGCCGGTAGCGGCCCCTCACCTCATAGCGCGTCCGCCCGAGGATCGATTGCGAGATCTCGATCGCGCCAGCATCGACACGGTCAGTCTGATCCTGCAGCACCATGGTCTGGTCGACCGCGAGACGGACCTCGTACTGGACACCGTCGACATCATCCATGTTCGGATCCCACGACATGCGAATGCCGGCACGGGCATTGTCGCCATCACCGCGGATCGTGATCGGCACCACATTCCAATCGATGATCGGCTGCGCCGGCGGACGCACCACCACGGTCGGACCGGAGACGATCGGCTTCTCGTCGACGCCCGGAATCCAGCCGCCATCCGCCGCATCGACCTCGGTCAGGTTGACGCCGAGGTTCAGATTGGCCTGGTCCTGCGCCGCGTCGATCCGGAACAGCTTGTTGACATAGCGGTTGCGGGTCGACGTCCAGGAGACGAAGACATTCGGCTCGAGTGGGTAGCAGCCGGGCGGCAGCGGCAGCGAATGACGACGAAAGCGCCGGGCCTCATCGCGCGCCAGCTTCATCAGCCGTTGCGCCTGCGTCCCGGAATTAACCAGCCGGTATTCGATGCCGACCGCCTGACGCCGGCCGTCATCCTCCGCCTCGAGCGCGAGCGAATAGAGCGGCGGCGCGTCCTTCACCTTCCAGCCCTCGGCCGGCTCACAATAGGTGGCCGTGACCGCGTTGACGACTTCGCCGAGCCCCTTCCACGGATCGAGCTGCTGCGGATCCGTCGAAAGAATGTCGTCGTCGGTGATATGGAAGACCGCCGGCCCGGCCGCGCCGACATGCGGCTTATACATCCCGCCAATCTCGGCCAGACGACCATTGCAGGACTTCATCAGCTCCTCGACAACGTCGGCCGGCTCGGTGCCAAACTCGATCTCGCCACCCGTGCGATACTGCGGCTCGGTGCCGCCGCTGACCAACGCGACGGCGAGATCGCCTTCATTCGCGGCCGTCGCCCAATAGGAGATCGGAAGCTGATAGCTCCCGATCGTCTGGCCGCCATAGACCCACTTCCCGTTGTAGCGGATACCGCGCAGGACGTTGTACGCCTGCACGGCCGGATTTCTGGATGCCTCGGTGTAAGTCTCCGGGCTGCCAAAGACCTGCGAGCCAGAACCGCCGGCCGAACTGTCGGCGCGGACGTCGTAGAGCGAAATGCCGTCCAGAACGAAGGTGAATTCCGGCTGGCCATTGAACAGCTTGTCATCGATCCGCGCCGTGACGACCGCATAGGCTACACCGGTGCCGATGCGGGTCGGCCCATAGGCACGAGCCGAGCCGGCGAACTTCGACACCAACAGCGCGTCGGCGGCTGTCTGCGTGCCGTCGTAGAACCGTACCCAGAGGTGGTCCTTGCCGTCGGTGCGATATTCGGGAATGGCGATGCCGTTGGTGCCCGGCGTCGCCAACGGGTCCCAGGTCACCTTGGAACCATCCACCCACAGCTCAACCAACCCCTTCACCGGCAGGTCGGAAAGCGAGATGACCTGCGAGAAGAAGGCGTTCGGGGTTCCGTCCACCTCGCCCCAAGAACCACCATAGGTGAGCGATCCCTTTGTCGGCGCGCGACCGATGATGAAGCTGCGCGGCACGGCACCGCCGCTCTTCAACTGCAACGACATGCCGCCGATGCCAGCGGTCTGCTGCGGGCCGCCGATGAGCTTCTGGCTCAGGTAGCTGAGACCGAGGCCAAGCGCGAGATTGATAGCGGAGCCGGCAACCGTCGCGATCGTGCCGCTCAGGCCGATGAAGCCGGCGATGGCCATACCGATCGGGCCGGCATGGGCAAGCGCGGTCGACGAGAGCAGCGCCGTCAGCGTCAGCCCGGATGTCAGGATCAGCTTTTTCATGGAATGCGGAACGCCCTTGCGGTCAGGGATCGATCAACCGTGCCAAGGCCATCCACCCGAAGCACCGTCACGCGCGGGCCGGCGAAGATGCCAAGCGACCAAGGCGTTTCCTCGCCAACGAAGGCGGCGATATCACCGACGCCGGCGAGGATTGGGTGGATCTCTTCGAACTGATCGCTCACCAGAGCCAGCAGGTCGGAATAGCCGGCCCGCTTCAGCGCGCGCATGGCGCCCGAGGGCGAGCGGTAGGAGTTGCGGAAACCGCGAGCGAGGTCGGCGCCCGTCATGGCGTTGACACAGTCGGCTGCGAACAGCGCGCAATCCCGGCGGCCCCATACGAAGGGTTCGCGACGATGCGTCTCGATCGTCTCATGCAGAGCAACGCGCCATTCGGGAATGCGGATCAGGTTCATTTGCCGCCCTTCACCTGCTTCTTGCCCCAAGGAATCGACCAGTCGCCGACGACACCGGTATCGCGGTAAAAGTCATCTCCGGCTCGGCGCAGGATCTGGCTCTCATGCGAGCGGACATCGGGGTTCTTTCGTGTCAGCTCACGCGTGTGCGAGACGCAGGAGAGCGTCACGGTCGAGGCGTCGCCTTCGGCCGCCGTCTCGATCGGCGCCGTGTCGATGAAGCCGATAAAGCGAGCCTTGGCCGGAGCGACGAGCAACATCGTCGTGGGATCAAAGAAGCCGCGATGGATCTCGATCGGCGCATTGCGCGCGTCATAGTCGCGAAGCGCGGTCTCGACCGAGCCGTCAATCGCCGACAGCACGACATCGACCGGCCGGATGCTGATGTCACTTGTCAGCGTGATGTCGCCGACCGAGCGCAGAGCACCGCCATTGAAGCTTCGTTCCTCGACGGCGCCGGTGAAGCCGTTGACGACCTGGCATGTGAACGACCCGCCATCCGACCAGAAGCCAATGATGGAGATCGCGCCGGTGATCCGGTGCTTGACGCGGATCGAGACCAGCTCACGCGCGGCGACGGTGCCGGCGATGATGGCGGCAAGCTCGGCTGGATCCAGATTGCGCATCAGACCACCTGAATTGCCTTGATGGGCGCCGTGGCGATCATCCCATCGACCGAAGGAGCGAAGGAACCGGGAACCAGCCGCATCTCTGCGGCTGCACGCTTGAGGGTCACCGGCAGGCTAAGTGCGACGCCCTGGCGGAGTGGCGGATGAATTTGGAAGACCGGAGTAACGCCGGCACCGTTGGCGACGGCCGAGGCGGAAACCACCTGGTGCAGGGCGCGATGGGACACCGAGAAATCGAAAGCCAGCATGTCGCCGATCGTCAGGATGTAGCCGGGCGGAAGGCCGCGCAGCGACAGGCTGGTATTGTCAGCGCCGAGGCTGTTGATCTGCACATTGTTGGCGCCAAGAATTGAGCCATCGGGATCAGCGGCCGGAAACTGCGCCGCCGGATCCCAGGCATAGAACGAGCCTCGGGAACCACCGAGGCCACCGATCAGGGCACGCACGACCCGCAGCTGCTGCAGCGTCAGCGTCGTGCAATCGGCCTCCATCGACCAGAGCGGCGAGCGGAGATCCTTGACGAGGATCTGGCCGCCCGACTGGCCGGATGTCTCCTGGCCGTAGTCAATACGAAAGGCCACGCGCGAAACGACGAGCGCGTTCATCAGGTCGGTACTGGGCATTGGTTGTCCCGGAGGTCAGTGGGTGCGGTTGTTGCGCGCGGTGGTGATCTTGCCGGGTAGCGCCTTGTCGTATTCCTTCAGCGCCTGCGCCACGATCACCTTGGCGCCCTTCTCCATGTTGGCCATCAGCTCCTTGTCGCCGCTGCCTTGGACGGAGATCACGAAGCTCATCGCGACGGCCTGGTTTCCGCCACCGCCGTCGCCGCTGCCCACAGCTTCGACTCCGAGGCGCCCCCCGGCCAGTCGGCGAAGCGGCATGATCGCCTCATTGCCCGCCTCGCCCATGATCCCGGTGCGCCCGCCCGACATGCCGAACGGGGTCGGCCGATCAACGATCCCGCCATTGGCGAAGGGGATGACGTTGCCGCCGGAAAAAGCCGCGCCGTTGGCGAACAGGCCGCCGGTGCCGCCGATCTGCATGATGCCACCGCCGCCGCCGAGCACGTCGGACAGCTGCCCGAACAGGCTGCTGATCATCTGATCGGTCGCCATCTCGATCAGCTTGTCGGCCAGTCGGTTGAGGGCATTGCCGAGTGACTCCAGGATCGTCTGCCCCTCGCGCAGACCCGAGATGAAGCTCGAGGCGAAATCCATCGACATATCCTTGCCGATCGCCAGCTGTTCGTTCAGCCGGATCATCTGGGCTTCGGTCGAGTTGAGATCTTCCGGCAGGCCGGCGCCGCGCAACGTGGCCGCGACGGTCTGGTCGATCGCCGAGCGGCCAAGCTGGCGCCGATCGAACAGCAGATCCTGCTGCAGGCGCGCCTTTGCCACCTGCTCGGCCAGTTGCGCATATTCGTCGGCGATCTTCTCGATCTCCTTGCGCATCGGCTCCGAGACCTTCCGGCCCTTATCGGTGGCGCTGGCTAGCAGCTCCTGCCGCATCCGGTATTTCTCGGCCGCCGCATCCGCCATGCCGACCGTCTCGATCTCGACACGCAATTGGCCGATGCGGTCATTGGCATTCTTGATCAGGTCGCGATAGGCGTTGGCCTCTCGCTCGGCCGCCTTGCCGGCGGCGGCGCCATAGCTGCCGTCCGGGTTGGCGCCGAGGTAGTTCGGCTTGCGCTTAGGAAGCATCATTCGCGAGTCTTCGTCGCGCTGCAGCGCCTGTTGGTATGCGCTGTAAGCATCGTCGCGCTGCTCGCGATTTAGACCGGGGCGGTTGATCGCCTGCGCATACGCAACCTTTGCCAGGTCCGCGCTGGACAGAGTTGGCAGCGAGATGCCGGAGAGCGTTTTCATGGCGGTGACGTAGGCATCGAGGCTAGCCTGATTTCGAGCCGCCGCCATGCCGGTCTTGTCCATGCCGTTCGCGAGGCCCAGCAGATTTCCTTGGGCCTCGGATGCAGGCTTGGTGAGTTCCATCACCTTCTTAACGAGTTCCCCCAACTTCTGATTTGTGGGGTCAAGATTTCCAAGGTTAGCAACCTCAGATCGGAATTTTCGAATGTCTGGCTGTCCTAACCGTATGCTGTCGAAGAACCGATTTAGAGGTGCATCCAAGACCTTAAACTGTTCCGCAAGCGCGAAACCGCCGCCACTCGCTCCGCGCGCCAAGTCGCCAAAGCCGTATCGGAGTGCGTCTGCGGCCTTCTTGATCTGCGTTTCAAGATCAATTTTCTGAATCCGGACCAAAGCGTCGGCGACATTCCGCCCTTCTGCAGCGTAGGCTCCGAGCTTCGGCGCCGCATCGCCGTAGCTCGCGTTGATGGCTTGAATCACGCTCTGATGACGTTTCAGGACGTCCTCAAGAGTTTCGGATTCTCCGCGCATTTTCCGGAAGATTAGAGTCGCCGCGTAGCCGCCTGCGGCAAGGCCGCCAATGGCCAGTGTCACCGGGCTGATCATCGACGCGAGGCCTTGAAAGGTTCCCATCAAGGCTGCCTTCAGGCCGCGATTGCCGAAAATCTGCGAGACCTGGCCGCTCTGCTGGGCAAGGATCATGAATGGCGACTGGCCGGTCGCAAGCCCGGTCGCGATGTCGTTGAGCTGATAGGTGAGGTTCGTCACCTCATGCGTCGCCAGTTTACTGCTGCCGCTCATCTTGGCGAGCGAGCCGGCAGCGTCATCATAGCGGGCGCGGGCCATGCCCTGCGCTTGCGCCAGTTCCGAGGCGGAGATGGCGCCAGCCGAAGCCAGCCGGGAATAGGTCGCCAGCTCAGCGTTCATCTGGTCCAGCGCCACACCAAGCGGATTGATCTGCGCGCGCAGCTGCGTCGCCTCGCGCGCCATCAGCTGCTCTGCCCGCGCCGCTTCCTCAAACACGGATGCACTGTCGCGGGCCGACTTGCCCGTCGTGGCAAAGCTGGCGTTCAGCGTCTGGTTAAAATTCTGGCCAATCTGCCGCGCCTTCAGCACGGCAATTTCGTCCATCCGATCCAGCTCGGCCGCGAAAGCAGCCGCGCTGGCGCTGGCCGACGCTCCGGACTCTTGCGCGCCGATTAGCTGGCCCGGCGAGACGCTGACGCTCATGGCGCCATGCAGGCGGGCATATTTGGCCGTGAGCATATCAATGGCGTTGGCCGCGCCCTGCGCGTCGAGCACGCCCTGCTCGAGCGCTGCGTTGATCGTCCGCTGGCCCTTTTCCATCTGCAGCTGGGCGCGATAGTCGAGGTCGATCGACTGGCGCAGGCGGTCATAGGCGCCAGCGGAAGACGTCACCTTTTTCGCCACGGTGTCGGTCACGGTCGCCAGCGGCGCGGCAGAAGACGCCACCTGCTTTTGCGCGGTGTCGACCAGGCGCAGCTCGGCCGCGACCTTGTCGAGACCTTCGGAACGGCCCCGGATCGTCAGCTGGCGGATGGCTTCAAGGCTGGCCATGGTCGGGTTTGTCTTTCCGGACTTGCTCGAGGTGATCGAGATAGACGCCATCCATCGCGCGGATCAGGGCGAGAAAGCGTTCGAAGGCATCCGCGCCATCGATCCGATGACGGACGGCGTAGCGATCGATGGAGCCCCAAGGGATCGGGCCGGTGGCAAAGCCGACCTGCCGATCCGTCGTCAGGTTCCAGAAGGCATCCCAGACGAAACCCACCGCTTCGTCGGGATCTTCGCGGCTGGCCAGGAAAGGCAGGTCGGCCATAGGAACACCGCTGTCGCGCGCGGCGTCAGCGATCTTGTCAGCGTGCGCCCCGTACTGGAGATGCCAGTTTAGGGCCGCTTGGACTTTCCCACGTCGGCGTCGAGATCCGCCTTGCGCGCCTCGGAGACGGAGATTGCCGCCCAGATGACGCCGTCGTTGAAAGCGCGCATGTCGGGGTCTTCGAGGATCGCCAGGGCAGCATCAGCCGTGAACGGCATAGGCTTGCCGTCATCGCCTTCGACCTTTTCCCAGCCCTCGAGCAGAGTCTCGACGATCAGGGCATTGGTGATCTTGTCCTGCTCGGCCGGCTCCTTGCGCAAATGGCGCGGCAGAGCGGCGGTGAGTTCAGACTGGCGGCGGCGATAGTCGTCATTGCCGATGCCGCGCACGCGAAGCCGGATATCGCCGAGACCGGGAATGTCACCGACCCAGGCGCCCTGCTCGAGCTTCGACGAGTCGATTTTGAGGTTGGATAGTTTCATGGCAACCTTTCAAGGAGACTTGGGGGAAAAGATGAAACAAGGGCCGGCCGTGGTTTTGATCGTGGCACTGACGTCAGGTTGTGACTTCGTGGATGAGTGGAGTACCGACCCCGCCATCCGAATGTGCGAGACGGCGATCCAAGAAACCCTGCAAGCGCCTGCTACCTACAAACGCACGGAGGCGGTTATTTCAGGCGAACGGGTTCTGGTCCGCTTTGACGCGCAGAACGGTTTCGGAGCGATCCTTCGTAAGGTCGGCACCTGCCTGTTCGCGGGCGAGGGCTACGACGCGTCTGGCAAGTCACCAGATCCGAACGCGCGCCTCGTTCTTCGATCGATGATTATCGATGAGTATCGCCTCTCCAACGCGCAGCTGGATCCAATCAAGGAGGCAATAGCTGCGCAACAAGGCTGGATCCCTCAGGCGAAGACCGCCGTTAAGGCGAACTAAGGTAGGAACCAGAACCGACCGACGCTCATGGTATAGCCCTTGACGGCATCCATGATCGCGGTGAAGCCGGCCGACAGCATGACGTCGGCATTCTTGCCGGAGACGCCCGGCGAACCGCCGGAAAGCTTGATCGACGGAAAGTCGAACAGCAGCGCTTCCTTGTTGCCGTCCGGACGGCCGAGCCGCATGTCGTAGGAGGTCAGCGTGTTGTTGATGACCTTCTGGTAGACGGACGCGTCGCCGAAATAGGTTTCCAGCGTTCCCGTCACCGAGAATTCGCCGTTGCCGATGCCGACCGCGCCGACCGAAGCGACAGCATCCTGGCGGCGAAGGTTGTTGTTGATCTCGAACTGCGCCGACATGACGAAATTCGGCCCGAGCAGCGACGAGCCGCCGAAGCCGATGCGGCCGACATTCGACGAGGTGTTGAGTACCGGATAGGTCGGCGCCGCGACGTCGGTGGCGCTGGCGATCCGGGCCGACTGAATTGCCGCGTCCGACCCGACATAAGTCTTGGAATAGGTGGCGATTTTCTTCGCCGGCGCGTTCACCGACAGCCCGCCGAGCGTCTGGCCGCGCAGATATTCGAACGTCACCGGCGAGTGGTCGAGATACTGCCGCTCGATCGTGTTCGAGCGCTTGTTCGACCCGTTGACGAGGAAGTCACCGGTATAGATCTCGATCAGCTTGCCCGCACCGGCATCGGCAGCAAAACCGGCCGGCGCGTTGTCGAGCGCCAGGCGATTGGCGGTGATCGCCGCGATGCGCGCCCAGCCGTTGGTTGCCGCCGTGGCGAAGAAGCTGTTGGCCGCGGTGCCGCCGATCTGGATCCACTCACCGACATGGAAACCGAGCGTGGTGAAGTCGAGAAGGGTCGAGGCCAGGGCGTTGCCGCCGACCGTCACCGCCGCGATGTCGGCCGAGGCGCCGGCGAAGCCGACGACGCGGGCAGCCGCCCCGACCGGGATGGGGGCCGCCTCGACGGCGAAGGTCGCGGCCGGGAAGACGATGCTGGTGCCGGTCGACGAGGTGACCTTGGCGACCTTGTTGTTAGCCGCCGTCGGCAGGCCGGTCAAAAGCACCAGGTGATTGGCCTTGAATGGCGTGCCGAGGCCTGCCGCCACCGTCAGCGTCGTCGCGGTGACGTCCGAGATCTCGGTGTCCAGCGTCACCACCTCGATCGACGGCTTGCTCGACCAGGTGCCCTGCAGCGCCTCTTCGAAGTCGTCGTCGACCGAGCGGAACGAAAGCTCGCCGCCGATGTCGCCGCCGGCCTGCATGCCGACCAGGATCAGGTCGGTCACCTGCCGGTCGGGCCGGATCTCGGCCGAGACTTCCGTCTGCGGGCTCGCCGCGAGACCGGAAGAGGTCTGGCGGATGCTCTTGAACGCCGGCGCGGGCGGGGTGACGCCGAAGGTCGCTTCACGGACCTTGGCGAGGGCAACACGGTTCGTCGACTGAAGGTCGGCCATGAAACGTCTCCGTCAGGGAAAGAGGGGTTAGCCGAGCAGGTCGGCCTGATAGGGAACGGCGATCGAGAGCCGGAGGTAGTTGCCGTTATCGGTGTCGTCCTCGATCGACGGGGACGTTGGGGCGTAGGTCGTGACGCCCATGAAGTCGGCGCTGGCGCCGAACTGCTTGCCACGGAAAAGCTTCGCCAGCTCGTCGGTCCAGATCAGGGCCAGCAGCCGGCCTTCGATCGTGCGCGGCATCGCCAGCACCAGGCGGAAAGCACCCTCTTCCCGGAACACGTTGGCACCCGGCGCGCCGATGGTGATCTGATCCGACATCGCGACCGGGTACTGGACGACGAGGAAGGCGGAGGCATCGGCCGGCGTGTCGCCATTGTCGTCGTGAAAGCCGCGAACCGGGCAATACGACCAGCCGGAAGCGAGCCGGGCCTCGACCGCGGCGACCACCTGTTGCATTGGCATTTAGTGCGTCCTGATCTTGATGGCCGGCTGGCGGCGTAGCCATTCGCCGGGAGCCTTACGGCGGCCATGGCGGCTGGCGTGCCGCATCGCGCCCTCGGTCCTAGCCCAGTCGTCGATCATGCCGGCCTGCAGCACGACGTGGGAAAATGTGATCGAGGCGAGGTTAGAGAACCGCCTCGAGGCGATCGCCGCGACCGCCTGGAACACGCCCTCCGGCGCCATGGGCGAAAGCCCCCGCTCGATCTTGCGTGCATAAGGGACGGAGCTGACGAAGACATATTCGGAGGCAGGCGGGACGGCAGCGCCGGGATCGACCAGAACGCCGTCGGCGAGGAACAGGAAAGACCGCGCAAATCGACCGGTTCGGACCGGCGAGGCTTGTACCAGCATCTCGCCGATCTGGGCGAAGATATCCTGCAGCATCTCGAATTCGAACACGACGACGCCGTCGGGCCGGACCGTTTCGACGGTGGCACCGGGCTTGCCGTCGACGAAAGTGTCATGCGGCGGCACCATGCCGAGCGCCTGCTGGTTTACCCGCTGCGCCTCGGCAAGCTCCCGCCTGGCGAAGGCCGCCAGCTCGAGGCTTCGCGCTTCCGGCGACAGCGTCTCGTCGAGCATCAAGGCAATATCGCGCTCAATGGAGTCGATCCTCGACAAGACGGCCATCAGCCGCGCACCTGCAGGTTGATCCGCACCAGCTGGTCACCGACGAAGACCGGCTCGGCCGACTGCACATTCCGCACGCGGCCCCGAATGACGACCTTGTCGTTACGGGCAAGGGCCGCTGTCTCAAACACAGATCCAAACACCTGCGTCGGCGACAGAACCACATGGCTGTCACCCTGCGCGATCGCGCCTACGATCTCGTCGGGGCGATACTCACGGACGAAGGCCCGCACCGCCAGGTCGGCTTGAACGCCGCCCGACAAGCGTCGGAGCGTCACGGCCTGGCCATGGCGCCCGACCGTACGGTCAAGCATGGAGATTGCAGCGGCGGGCGTCATCTAGAGCGGCCAACGACGGTAGTTGGCCAGAAGGTCGGCGACGGCCCGCTCGACGGCACCCGATACCTCGACGACACCGCCATACTGCCGCGAGCCGACGCCCTCGACCGTATCCATGCGCACCAGGACATCCTTGCCGGAAAGGCTGAACGACAACCCCACCAGGTCGAGGATCGCCGAGACGATCGGTGCGGGCACCGCCGCCGCCGCGCCATAGCCCGCCGTCGCGGTAATACGGATCCGCGAACCGGGGCGGATTGCCGGCCACGCCTTGCCATAGCCAAGGACGATCGACGGCGAGAGGTCGTCGAGATGGTTCTCATAGACGTCCGCAGCCAGAACCTGAGCAACGCCAGTTGGATCAAGATAGGTGATCTCCCCGATATCCTGCAGCGGCGCATCCGGAAGGTGGTCGAGATCCCGGAACGAGTCGCAGATCATCTCGATCGACTGGGTGACAAGGCGGATGCTGCAATAGCGCTCGACATAGGCGGTCGCCGCCTTGATGTGCCGCTCCAGCTCGTCATTGCGGCTGGTGTCAGAGGCGTCGAGACCAGCCTGTTGCGCAGCGGCCAGAACGCTGGCCGGTTGTTCCTGCGGCGCCTCGGTCAGCTTCGTGGCGAACCACATGTCAGCCGCGCCGCTTGCGAGCTGGATTGCGCACGGCGCGCTCGGTGTCATCCTCGACGACGAGCGGCTCAATCCCGGATGGGAGCGGTTCAATATCCGCAGGTTCAGCAGGATCGATGGGGCCAGCGAGATCAGCCAGGTCGGCCACGGTGGCCTTTGTAGACGCCGTCTCGTCGCTGGGCGCCGCATCCTCGATGGCGCTCTCTCCAGCCAGAGGGAGCTCGTTGAAGCCGGCGTCGGGAACATCGGCCGAATCCGGCACGGTCACGGGCAGGACGGGAGCAGGCGTTACGAGAACAGCATAGGCAGCCTCAATCAACCGCGCCGCCTGGGCGTCATCGAAGCGCTCGGTCTCATCACCGCGCGACAAGGCAAAATCGGATCCGGCCAGGCTCAAAAGCATCCGCAGTTTCATTGCAGCACTCCTTGGGCTTTAGTGCGGGCGGCCTTGCCGCCCGCAGTGCCACGCCGTGCGCCTTAGCTGGCGGCCGTGATCAGATGCTTGACGGCGGCGGTGTCGCCGAGCTCGCCGTCGAACCGGACCAAACCGGCAATGCCGAGGTCCGGCCAGAAGCGCTCGCGCAGCACGCCGATTGCCGGTGCGCCGACCTTGCGGACGAAGTATTTGCCGAAGTCGCCGAACAGCATGATCTTCTTGGCGGCGGCCAACGAGTCCATCGCCTGGTTGATGGAGTAGCGGTAGCCGAGCAGCGTTCCGGGCTGGCTCTTCGAGACGTCGCCCATCTGCCAGAGATAGTTGCCCTGCCCGTCCTTCAGCTTGCGGATAGCCGCCAGCGTCAGGTCGTTGAACATGAACCGCACCTTGGGTGACTGGCGATACGCCGGGTCGACCGAGTGGACGAGATCGATGATCTCGTCCCCCGTGATGGCCGAAGCCGCAACCGAGGTCCGACCGAGGCTGGACGCATTGACCACGCCGTTCGGCGCGCTCGTCCCGGTCCCGACCGAAAGCTGGCTGTTGGCAATCCGCCCGAGCCGCTCGCCGAGCAGACTGCCCAGCAGGGTCTCGACGTTGAACATCGAGTCCTGTGCCAGTTCGAACGAGAAGCGGACGAAGTGGGTATCGAACACGTAGGCGTCGAGCGACTTCTGGCCGAAGGTGACGTCCTTGTCACCGGTATCGGTGAGCGCGGCGCCCTCCGTGCGGGCCGTGGCGGTAACGGCAGTGTCATCGACCGTCGGGATTTTCATCGGCACGCCCGAGGCCGTATTGAAGACGGTGCAGATGTCCTCGTCATACATCGGGCCCCAAGCCTTCATCGACTTGATGATCTCGTCGGCCAGTTCAACCGGGACGGTGTAGCCGCCGGCGGAGCCGCCGCCGCCTGTGGTCGACTGGGCGCGGAACTCGGCATTGGGAACCGAGCCGGCGCGAAGCACACCGCGCTCCTCCGCCGAGAGTTCGCCCGGATCACCGCCGCGTGACAGGAACTTGTGAAAGACCTCGCGGTATTCGAGGTTGTCATCGGCGTCCTGGCCGCGAGCCTCGCCGCCCGGCGGGATCGGCCGCTGCCGGGCGCGCAACTCTTCCTGACGCTTTTCCGCGGCAATGAGCTGTTCCTCGCGTTCGATAAGCTTCTCCAGCCGATCGTGTTCGGCCATGGCCTTGTCGTGCTGGGTCTCGAGTTCCTTTGCACGGGTCTCATCGGTCTCGCCGCCGATCTGGTCGAGCCGTTCGCGAGCTTCGGTGACGATGATGGCCTGCTTCTCGCGCAGTTCCTTGATCCGATTGGACATCGGTCAATCCTTTCCAAGTGGGAGGGGATTTGGGCTTCGGCGCGAGGCCTAGGCTTTACTCCGGATCCGAAGATCCAGGTCTGTCTTCAGCCGGCGGCGCATGGCGGCCGCGCTGAAATTCTGCTGGCGCCGTTCCTTGCGCGCACTGTCGAGCGAGCGAAGGGCAATTGTGGTGCCGTCATAGGCTGGTTCGGAAACGATCGAGACTTCTCGAAGCTCGACCTCCAGGATGGTGCGAAGCGGGATCTCGCCGGATTCGTCCCATTCCTGCCGCAGCACCACGAAGCCGAACGACATGCCGCTGATATCACCGCGCTCGATCAGCGTACGGGTGTCACGGCCATCGGAGGTATCGGGAAGGTCGATCTCGACCGCGAGCCCCTTGCCATCCTCAAGCAGCCGCAGTGTCCCGGCAGAGGAGCGCCCCAGGACGCGACCGCGGTCATGATCGAAATAGGCCCGGACATCTGCCGTCTGCAGCGTCTTGGTGAAGGCGCCTCGCGCCAGCACTTCGTTGAAATAGCCGCCGATGTCGGCGACCTCACCGAAGATGGCGGCATAGCCCGACAGGGTGGTCGTGTCGCCGTCCGCCCGTCGCTCGACGGGCAACACGAGCGATCTCTGCTCCGCTTCAGGCCTCGTCGTCATTCGTCACTCCATCGTCCCCTGCTGGTGCGTGATCTGTTGGTGCAGTTGGCGAAGAGCCCGCCTTCGAGGCGCTGCCGAGTTCGACCGTCGCGCCCTGCATGAACAGCTCTTCGGCGGCTCGGTTCTTGTGCTTCGGCCTGTTCTCGATCGCCCTGCCCTCGTTCGGCGTCAGCAGTCCCGACTGGACGCCGCGGGCAAGCCCTTCGATCCGGCTCTTGAAGTCGCCCCGCATCAATCCGTCGAGGTTGTGCTCGACGTAACGGTTGGGGTTGAGCCGTCCGAACAATTTGAGGTTCAGCTCATCCTCGAGCGCCAGGGTCCACTGACCGATCAGGTGCTTGACCAGATGCAGATCCTGCTGTTCGGCATTGGTGAAGGTGGCGCGCGAAAGATCCTGCAGAAAGACCGGTGGCAGTTGATAAGCTCGCGCGATCTCCTCCGTCTGGAACCGCCGAGCATCCGTCATCTGCCCCTTTTCCGGGTCAAAGCCGACGGGCTTGAGATCATAGCCGGGCGGCAGCGGAAAGATCGGCTTCGCGCTCTGCTTGGCGGCGTCGATGACTCGGTGAACATCCGCCATCGCCCGCTTCAGCGCTTCCGCGCCCGCAGGCAGTGGCCCGGTCAAGGCCAAGGGCGGAACGCCGCCGCCGGCAAAGAACGTGCTGGCATAGTCGTTCATCGCCAGCGCCAACTGGATCGCCTTTGAGGCGAGATTGATCGGCCCGTAATGCGAGAGCTGGTTGGCCCGGAGCATGAAGGGGACGTCGATGATATCGGCGGCCGGATAGATCTTGCCATCGGATTTATAGGCGAGTTCGACACCATCACGCTGGATGGTGGTGCGGGTCGGATCGAGCAGCCAGAGCCCCTCGATTCCCGCCGATCCCGGTCGGCTTCGTTCGATCCAGGCGAGCCCTCGTCCGCCTGTAAACACCTGCTGCCAGAAGAACTGCCAGAACTTGAAGGAGCCCATCTGGTCGTTCGGACTCTTGTGAACGATCATGCCGAGCTTGCCCTTGACCCGGACCGGGCCATCGACCGTTTCGCGGTAGGCATGCTTCGGCACCGCGGCCAATGTGCGCGACAGGAAGGCGATCGCCGCCATGACGGCCGGCACCTTCAACGCCGTATCGGTGGTAACCGCCGGCAGCGTCGTACCCTGCATGCCGAAGAAACCCAGGAAGTTCTCGGCGCTTACCGGTATGGTCGGGTTCTCGAGCGAGGCGGCCGAACGCGCCTCCCGCTCCACGCGCAGCCCGAGAAATCTCATGCCGGCACCAGGCTGAACTCGGGATCGTCCCAGGGCGATGTGACGACACGCTTGCTGCGCAGGGTCGCGACGCCGATCGACATCGCCTTGGAGACGATGCCGTCGATCCGTCCGTATGCCTTGTCCTTGGCAAACATCCGATGTCCCGTCCTGTTCTCGTGATAGACGACCGACGCCGCACAGCTATTCATCATCGGATTGCGATCGATGCGGAGGCGCTTCTCGTAGAGCGCATTCTCGAGCTTGTTGATGCTGTCCGGCATCCAGAGGTAGACCTCCTGCTCACCCTCAGGCGCGCCCGGCTCTTTCTCGATGATCCGCTTCTGGAAGCCTTGCGGATGGATGGTCAGCGGCAGATCGGCGCCGATATCGTTGATGTGGTCGCGCAGTTGCTCGAGGCCATACTGGTCGCAGCCGATCTCGACTGGATGTGTTCGGGCACAGATCTGGGCGAGCGCTTCGGCAATCCACCGATAGGAAACGCGGTCTCCGGCGACCGCTTCGATAAAGCCCTGCTGCTCCCAGACGTCATAGGGGGCGCCATCTTCGGCAGCTCGTCGCGACAGCGTCTCGCGCGGTGTCCAGAACCAGGTCTTCGATACGAAGACCTCCTGATCCTTGGTGCTGTCGAGCACCCAAGTCAGGGTGAAGGCGGTAAAATCGCGGACGCGGGACAGATCGAGGCCGCCGTAGCAGGGATAGCCGGCAAGCACGAGTTCATCGACGTCGACATCACCGACGCAGGCCATCCAGGCTTCGCGTGAAAATGCAGCCGACTCGGAATCAGTCCATTCGCAGAAGTGCAATCGGGCAATGCCGTTGCGCTTGCCGGGGATCGCCTTTGCCTGCGCCACGACGCCCGCGAGATAGTCGCGGGTGATGGTGACGTCGAGCAGCGGGTTGGGCTTCCCCCAGCAGGAAGGGTCGTTCTCCCAATCGTCCATCTCGTCGAGTGAGCAGACGAAGGAGAAGGTCGTGTCGTCCTGGATGAGCCCGGCCGCGACGTTCACCGCGTGCTGGTGTTCCTCATAGCAGATCGAGTTGCGGTCGGTGCCGGAGTTGGTCGCCATGGCGAGCAGCGGCTGCTTGCGAAACTTGAAGCCGCGCTCAAGCAGATCGATCGTGTCGCGGTTCTTGTGCTCATGCACCTCGTCGCACAGCGCGAAATGTGGGCGCGGCCCTGACTGGCCGTCATCGGATGAGATCGGTTTGAAGAAGCGGCGGTCATTGCCGCGACCGGCATAGGACAGCTGCCAGACCGGATCGATGCCGTGCGACCGAACGCGCGATTTGAGCGATGGCGATTGATCCCGCATAGCGACCGCGTCGCGAAACAGCACCATGGCCTGGTCCTTCTTCGACGCCGCAGCATAGATTTCGGCGCGCGGCTCCGGATCCTTGACCAGCCCCAGCAGACCGATACCGGCGAGCATCGGGCTCTTGCCGTTGCCCTTGCCTTCCTCATCATAGAAACGACGGAACCGGCGCAGATTGGTATCGCGCCACTTCCAGCCAAAGATCGAACCGACCCGAAAGGCCTGGCTGGGGTGCAGATCAAAAGGCCTGCCCTCGAAGTCGCCGCCATTCAGACGAAGCCGGCGCGGGAAAAAGCCGATCGCATCCTCGGCGGCGGCCCTGTCCCAGAACAGGCCCCGTTTCGCGCCATCCTCTAGGTCGGTCAGATGGCGCTTGGCGGTGTTGCGGATATTCGGGCCGGCGACGATGCGCCCAGCTGCGACATCCTCAGCCCACTTCGTGACGACGTCGGTCAAGCGAAGTCACCATCGTTGAAATCGAAGTCTCCCTGGTCGGACGTCGCCCGGATGCCGCGCTCCGCGGCCGGCGTCAGCCCGAAATCACGAAGCAGAGTGAGCGCCTGGCGGAAGCTCTCGTTCATCTGGCCGACCTCCGGTCGGGATTTGAGCTGCGTGCCGTTGCGCGTCTGCGTCTCGTAGGTCTCGCCCTCGCCTTCCATCACGGTCCGAAGCCGCTCGTGCCGGGCGATGCAACGGCAGAGCATCACGAAGGCTTCGACCATATGGGGCGCCAGGCGATTGACGGTCGGGTGGCACACGCATGGCGCCAGGCGATCCCAGACCTTCGAAACATCGCGGTCCAGTCCGCGCGGCTTCAGGCTCTTCGCCTTCGCCTTGGCCGACGCCTCGAAGTCGAGCCGCCGAACGTCCTCGGTCAGCGGTACGACGTTCGAATTCTGGGGCTTCCGTCCACGCACGATCAGCGTCCCGATCTCAGTTCACCACCCGAAGCGTGGCTTTTTGCCTCCAATTACCGCTCGCTACACACGTTTGCCCTGAGCGGTCCGGGGCCCCATCGGCCACCAGAGATCCGACCACCCCCTACCCCGTCGGCCATCCGTCGGCGTCGAGGCGACGCGGCTGTAGGCGGCGGGTAAGGCGTTGGGCTGGACGGCTGTTGAGCCAAAGGTCGGCGACAGGGATCTCGCCGCTATCGAACATCGCCTCGAGGCGCTTCTTCACCACGTCGTGGTGCCAGCGGCAGCACGGCTGCCACATCTGCTGGTCCCAGAACTTGGTCTGATCACCTCGGTGCGGCTCGACGTGATCTGTGACCTCGACCGCGGTCACCTTGCCAACTGCCGCGCAGCCCAGGCAGCGCGGGTGGGTGCGCTTGAACTGCAGCGACGCCCGATCCCAGCTGGCGGTATAGCCACGCTGTCGGGATGAACCACGATCGCGATCATACACGATCGCTATGTCTCGTTGTCGGGCGCATACCTCTAGATACGAAAAGGCCCGGTCTGCATCTCTGCATCCGGGCCATAGCGTCGCACTAGCGGTGGCCGGCTATTTGCCGTCACCGGGGGGCATGCAGTGCAGATCCCCTACCTAGGTAGGTCGCACAAGATCTCATGCCTCATCCTGTTTCGAGAGCTAGATCACGATCCGAAGGATGTCAACGGGCAGCTCGATGGGCGTGTCTCGGCCGAACACATTCATCTCGACGACAGCACGGCCCTTCTCGCCACTGAGGGCCTTGACTATGCCGCCATGGTAGACCCATGGCCCGTCGATGATCTCGACCCTAGAGAGCAGCATCAGGCCATCAGGCCCCCTTGCGATCTTGTCCAGCGTCAGATCGTAAACGCCAGCCTCTTCCTTGGCTTGGAGGCGCTCGACATCGGCCTGCCTCACTCGCAGCGGGATGGATCGGCAGCACATGAGGCCGTCCGCTTGCCGGACAGTGTGAAGCACATCCACGATCGCCATTGCGGGTGCGCCGCGTACGAAAATGAGGCGGGGAAAGAGCGGCGAAATCACCTTCCTTGGGCGTCTATGGAACTTCGACTGCGCCCCGAATCGAACGCCGTACGGCGCATAGGCCTCCAGACCCGCAGCAACGAGGGCCGCGATCACATCCGATTCGCGCCGCGCTTCCGTCCGCGCGATGTACCAGCACCCATGGTCAGCGTCGGATCGAGGCGCTGCGGCGACTTCATTTCGAATGACCATGTTCAATATCCGCTCGCCTTTCCAAGATTGCCTTCGCCGTTCTCCGACATGCCCTCATGTCCAGACGGCCATTCGCTGGGTACCTTGATGAAGGGCATGCGCAGGTCGTTCGCGTTGAACCGGAAGAGGAAGTCCTTCGCCATCCGCTCCGCCCATGCCCGGAACTCCGGCGTCACGGCGCCGCCCTTGTCGCGCAAGGCGATCGTCACCAGGGCGCCGGTTTCGTCAGGCTTCGGCACGGCCCCAGCCGGAACGCCAATGCCCTGTCGCGGCTGCGATCCGATCGGAAAGGCTTGGTCAAACATGAACTTGACCCGCTCGCCCGCCTTCCATCGCCGCCAGAACACTGCCCACCAAAGGTCGGTGCCGGGGTCGATCGTCAGCAGGACACTGTTCGGCGAGGCGACGCCCGGCTTTGTCGTCAGATCCAGCCATTTCCGCTCTTCGATGAACGTGAAGAACCGGCAGTGCGCCTTGTCGATCCGAAGCTTTGCGATGAACACGGGAACTGCGGCGCTCGCGGCAGCTCGATCAGCCTCGGAGAGCCGCATCCAGCTGCCATGCGACCGGACGATGTTGTCCGTGTCGTGCTTCGGCCACTGCCGAAACTGCGACATGAAGGCATCGTCGGCCCGCGCCGTCTCTGCCAGCGCGGCCCGCTCGGCGCCAGCTTCCAGTTTGGCCCGCACTTCCGATCCCGAGACAGTCGGCGCGCGCGCCTCTCTCTCCTTTCGTTCAGAAGAAGAAGGGATCGTTCTATTGGGTGTCAGCCCAGACGTGACACCGGGGTGTTCGTTCAGGGATGACACGGGGGTGTCGCCAATCTGACAGGGGTCGACGTCAGATGACGCATCATCGAAAGATGAAGCCGCCGAGACATCAATATCGTTGATGAATTCCGAAGGCTGAATCCCGTCGAGAAGCACGCGATATTCATGCGACCGATCACCGCCATCCTTGCGCACAAGAGCGCGTTGCTGGACGTAGCCGCATTCGACAAGTTTCTTGATCGCCCCGTTCACGGCTGTCCGGCTGCAGCCCAGCTCGTCAGCCACGCGGCCCTGACTGCGCGAGCACCAGCCGTTGCTATCGGTGTGGCTGCCGAGGATGCAGAGGACGCGCAGCGCGGTCGCGGTCAGGCGCGAATCGACGATCGCCAGCCGTGGGATAATGGAAAGCCTAGGCCCGCTCATGCTGCACCTTTTTCTGATCGAGCGCGCTGCGTCCCGGCGGCGGGTCGCCGAAGAACGAAGCCGTGACGCTGCGAACCGGCGCAACATCGTGGATGATGGTCACTTCGCGCCATTTTCGCGGGCGCAGTTCGGTCGCGATCGGCCCGGCCGGGCGGCCATCGCGATCCTCGACGTCGTAGACGCGCGCATCGGCCTCGATGACCAGGCGCAGGTGTTCGGGCAACGAGATCCCATGCTCACGCGCGGCGCGGGCCATGCTGTTCCATGCGCGGTCGCTGATGCGGAGGTTGATGTTCACCGGCATGGCAATGGCTCCGCGAAGAAGCCGGCGCCGACAAAGCGCAGGCCCTTCGTCAACATGGCGAAAGCGCCGGCCGGCATGTCGCCGCGTCGGTTGTTGCAGCTGCTGCAGGCCGCAACGAGGTTCGTGCGCACGTTGGTGCCCCCGCCGGCGCGTGGAATGATGTGATCGATGGTCGCCATCAGCCGCGGATAAGGCTGCCCGCTGGCGGCCTCGCCCCGCATGGCTTCATCGCACCAGATGCACAGCCCGCCCTGTTCTTCGGAAAGCTCGGCGCGGCGCTTAGCGAAATGACGACGGCCGCCGCGCTTGACTCGATTTCGTTTGGAGGAAGTTCGTCGGGTCATGCCGATACCTCCGGCGCTTCCAAGCCCCAGACGTCCCAGCCCGGCCGCGCGCGGCGGGCGTTCAGCTCGATCTTGGGCAGGTTCGGGAAATAGGCTTCGATCATCTCGGCAAAGCATTCCGGCTTCGCGGAATGCTCGCAGACAGGCGCATCGAGCAACGAATCCCATTGCTCGCCCAAGGCCGGCGCAGGGATGTTGCCGCGCGTCCCGATCAGCAGCAATTCGTGCCGGTTCCGGTTCCAATAGCCGTTGCCGATCCGGTCCTTGCCCCAGACGAAATGAGTTTTGTACTCAAATCCCCAGTTCTGCAGAACGCGAATTGCGGACAACAGCATTGGCGCCGTCGCCCAGAGGAAGAGCACCGAATCGTTGGCCGCGATGCTACCGACTGGCCGCAACACGATGTCGTTGGTCGGCGTGGTCGGATAGTGATTGTCGGCGGCGCGATCCAGGCCGGTCTCGCGGCTATAGGGCTCGAAACGCCATTCCGGGTCAGCGTAGATGACGCCATAGCGTTTCTCTGGCAGCGCACGCTGTTTGATGGCAAGGGCTGCCTCGCGCCCGGCGCGCTTCGCCTTCTTCTCCGCCGTCTTCGCGTCCCGCAGCCTTTTGATCGCGGCGCCAAGAGCGCGCGGGTCGACGCTGTCGACAATGCGCTTCTGCTCGGCCAGCGACAGCGACGCCAAGTCCGCCGCCGCCGAGACCGAGATCCGTCCGCCGTCGACTGCGGCGACCAGCTCGGCCGCTCCATGGGCGAGAACGTCACGCGCCGTGGTGACGCTGCGATCGGAAACGTTGGCGACACGTGCCGCCTCGCCCTGGCTGACTTTCCGCAAATTTGCGGAAGGATCAGCAAGGTCGGTCCGCTCACCTTGGCGCATCGTGGCGACGCGCGCGGCGACGAGCGCCCGCTGGCTTGGCGAAAGCTGCCGGCGGTGCAGGTTCTTCGACATCACATAGGCGAGCGGGTCGCTGCCCCGGAACTGCCGCGTGTGAACCGTCGCGCCGACAGCGAGCGCGGCGCGGTAGCGATTGCGCCCGTCGAGGATTGCGCCGTCGAGCAGCTCTATCGGCTCTTGCAGCCCGTTTGCTGCGATATCGGCCATGAGGTCGTCAAACGCCTCGCCCTCGATCAGAGGGAACAGATTTGCAAGGTCGTGAAACGGCAAATGCCCGACTGGCGCCGGGATGTCGCCGGGCAGCCAACCGGGCTCGGGAGGAAGGAAGGCGACGGTCATTTCCGCCCCTTCTTTTGGTCCAACGCGCTCCGACCTGGCGGCGGGTCGCCCATCAGGCTGGCAGTCCTGTCGCCACCCGTTCTGTCAACGATCTCGCGACGGATGTCGAAAGCCTCGCTGCTATCGATTGCGGCGGCCTTCGCCGGCCGGAAGGCCTCTGGCAAGTCGATCAGCAACTCGCGATGAGACAGACCGATATCCGCCTCGACCGGAATGCGCTTGGCATAGAAGGCGATGCCCTCAGGCAAGGGAATCCGCAGCGTCACCGCAAAGCCGCGAGGCGCCTTTCGCATTTCGAATTTGCCCATGCCGTCGGCCGCGCGAATCCTCAGGCAGCGCATGCTCGGATTGAAGGCAACGTTGAAACGCGGGCCTTCCAGCACCTTCCGAGCGCCTTCCTCCATGCGATCGACATGGAAGGTAATCGACAGGAAGCGCGACTGACTGCGGCCAAGCTCGGTCGCCGCCATCGTGACCGTGGCAGCTGCAGCGAGAGCTTTGGCGGCCGGCAAAATTTCGATAAATCCGTCATCGACCATGATCACACCATCCCCAATGCGTTTTTGTAGAGTTCGAGGATCGCCTCTTGCTCTTCCCGCTCGTTGGAATCCTGCTTGCGGAGGCCGATGATTTTGCGCAGCGCCCTGGTGTCGTAGCCGTTGGCCTTGGCTTCGCCGTAGACGGCCTTGATGTCGTCGGCGATCGCCTTTTTCTCTTCCTCGAGGCGCTCGATCCGCTCGACGATCGAGCGCAGCTGCGCAGCGGCAACGCCGTTGATGTAGCCGTCTTTGCTCTCTTCGGAATCGGGCTTCAGGTCACGGCCGGGCCGGGCGCGGCCGGTCGCGTACGGGTCGTACGTGTCGTCTTCGCCGGTCACGATGCGCCTCCGAAAAGCTCTTGCTGGCCGGCCTCGGCCGAACCGCCGGCCAAGCCTTCCTGCTCGGCCAGCCAGCGCGGCAGCGTGACGAGCGCGCGGGCGTCGCCCTTCATCGCCACGTCGAGATGGACGAGCGCCAGCCAGCACGATGATCGGACATCGCCATCGCGCGAGGCACGGACTGCGCGCTCGGTGCGGCCATGGATGAAGAGATCGAGTGTCAGGATGGGATCAGCCACGGCTCGCCTCCCCCAGTCTGGGCCTCGACATGGCGCGGGTGCCAGGCGCGGAGGCGGGCCATCCAATCCCGCGCCACATCGCGCGGCCGGGATCGGAGAAAGTCATCCGCCTCGAGGCTGCGGATCGGCGCAGCGGACTCGACGCCGCTCATCCAGGGCTTGGGCGGCGGGCTCATCAGCTCGTCGCGCTCGCGCCGAAGCATGCGCAGATCCATGTCTGCAACGATGCCTTGGTGATAGGGCGAGCGCGGCCAGGTGAGGCCGAGGCGATTGTAAATCTCGCTATCGAGGCGGCCTTTGATGACCTTCGTGGCGCGACGCACGATGCCGTTGTCGAGCGCCAGGAAGTCGAGGGCTGCAACGAACGGCGAGGTCAGGTCACCAATGAAGGCTTCATGCGCATCGTGCAGCAAAAAGGCCAGCGCCGCGTCTGTGTCGCCGCCGGTTTCCTGCAGCACGGCGTCCGCGCCCAGATTGGAATGCTGGGCGATCGAGAAGCCCGCACCATCGAGCCGTGCGGTGTGCCCGGCGAAGCGGTTGGTCAGCGAGAGCGGGATAGCGATATCGACCATGATGTCGATCGCCGAAAGATCCGGCCGGGCCAGATCGACGGCAAGGCCGGAGCGCGTCTGCATCCAGGTCATGACTTCACCCATTCGATGGTGGTGGAAACGATCCTTGCCCCGGTGAGGAACAGGGCGGCGGCACTGGTGAGCCAAAGCGCGACCGTTCCGATGACCTTCCAGGTCAGGTCTCGGCGCGTCTGCTGGGCGGCGCGCATGTCAGGAGCCCTGAGCCATGGTTGAGGCAAGGGTTCTCACGACCTGGTCGAGTTCCCGATTTAGTTCGGAAATCTCTTTCATTGCTTCACGATATGCGCTTGGGGTTCCGCGCTCGGCAGCACCAACAAGCGCGTGAATCGCCTCGGAATGCTCTTTCGCAATCTTGCCAATGGCCGAAATCAAGTGGTTCGACACGGCGCCCGCGCTCGGCCCATCGTCGAACGGGACGACCTCGACGTGGGAGTATGATGCAAAGAAGCGGGCGAGATCGGCGCCACCCCCGCTGACGCCGAGCAACAGCAAGCGGTTCCTTGAAAGCATCTCTGTGTAGTTTTCGCGGCAAGCCTTCGACAGGGTGCTCTCATCGAGGCCCAGAAGCGCGGCGACCTTGGCGCGGCCGCCAGCCGATTCTACGGCATTGGCGACGTATCCCGACAAGATCTTGAACGTACTATTCGGCAAAGCGATATCGGTCACGAAAAACTTTCCTTGGTTTTTTCGCTGCGGTGGCAGGTTCTGTCTGTCAAAGAGGGAGTGTCAGAAGCCGCTCAGGGAGGCCCGCGCAGATGTCGACCATCAGGATGATCATCGCCGCCAAAATGGAGCGGGCGCGGCTGAAGGAGATCCCGGCCCGCTCCAAGTCTGGGGAGGAAGCAACCCACTCGCCGGCCAACGGCGCGCAGGGCAGTCACGATCGAGGGAGATCGGTCTCGATCGCTTCTCGGTCCGGCCACAGCCGGAAAGTCGGAGCCCTCGGCGAAGCGCAGCAGATCCTCGGGGGTCATGCAGCGGCCTCGCGAGCTTCGAAGAAGTCCGAAACTGTCACTGCTCCGCCGGTGGCATCTCTGATTTTTGCCAGGATTGCGCGATGCGGGAATCGGGCGCCGCGCGCGTATCGAGTCACCGCCGCTTGCGAGACGCCGATGCGCTCTGCGAAGGCCGCGTGCGACATTTTCTGTTCTGCAAGGTAGTCGGTGAGCGTCATGGCGACAGTGTATGCCAAAACGGTATTCAATCTGCAATCAGAAAATACCAAAACGGACTTAGCTATACCGGACACGCTCACATACCATTTCGGCATGAGCCGCTTGAAACACTTCCGAGAGCAAAAAGGCCTCACCCAGTCGGCGCTCGCCGAACTGGCTGAGACGACGCAACCCCAGATCCGTCGTCTTGAGGCTGGTGAGCGCAAACTGACGATGGAGTGGGCAACGAGGCTTGCCGCACCTTTAGGCGTTACTGCCAAGGAACTTCTCTTTGATGAGGCAATCCTCGCTGCATCCAAGTCGCCTGACGAGCTTCAAAGAGTTCCCTTGGGTGAAGAGTTCGAGCCGGACGCGGACCCCGATCACCGGGCCACGGTCGGGTCAGAAACAGGCCGGCAAGGCATTCCGAAAAACAGCATCGCAGAAATCGACGTCACCGCCGGTCTGGGCGCTGGTGGGATTGCGATGATTTCGGAAGCTTCATCACCCAATGGCGCGCGCTTCGCGGCGGAGGTGGTGAAAGACTTTTGGGTACTTCCCGCGTGGATTCTCGCTCGCCTTGGCATCCGCCCAGAGCATGCGGCTGCCTTCCCTATGCAGGGCGATTCCATGGAGCCGACACTTTTTGCCGGCGAGGTCGGCTTCATTGACCTTCGCCATCGCGTGCCATCGCCACCCGGCATTTACGCTGTTGCCGACCAATTCGGTGGCATCATGTTCAAGCGCCTGGATGTGATCTCCAAGCCGTCGGACCCCGACGTCCTAGTTAGCGTGATTTCAGACAATCCCCGTCACGAGCCGCGAGTTATCGGCATCGACGACCTCTACGTGCTTGGCAGATACATCGGCAAGTTCTCGGCCGGATAGAGGCCGCATACCGACTTATTCCAAAATGGTATTGACATAGAATACCGTATTGGTATTTTTGTTCCTATCGGCGCAGGCATTGAGCCTGGCGCGCCGAACCGGCCCCGGTTCACGATGGAGCAACCCATGATCCCGAACACCCCGCTGCGCGCTCGCCGCAATTCCCGCAACGAGACCGCCCTCGACACCGCGCGCCGCACCAACCGCGTCGCCGACCTGATGGCGTCCGAGATGATCGAGCGGACCTCGATCGTCGGCAGCTGCGACAGTGACCATCTCAAGCTCTGCGGCTTCACCCAGGGCGAGATCCTGCTGCACGCGCCCGAAGCTCGCCAGCTTGCCGAGCGCCGCACGACCGACCGCATCGCCGCCTGACATCATCGTCAGGCCAGCGCGGCTTCGGTCCTGCCCCTCCCCCGCCGAAGCCGCGTCGCCGGACGATCATGTCCTTCGACGAGATCCCCATGAAAACCCTGATGGAAGTTACTGACGCGATCTGCGGAAGCGATTGCGACACATGGCTGGCGCTTGCCTTCCTGCCCGCCATGGCCGGCCTGGTCATCATCCTCGCCATCGGCTTCGCGCCATGGCCCTGATCACTCCCGCCGAGCAGGCGGCCCTCAACAAGGCCGCCGACGACATGAGCGAGACCTGGCAACAGATCTGCGCGGCCAAGCGGCTGCGCCAGCCGGTGCCGCGCTCGGCCATCGTCAAGGTGGCCGGCGTCGTCTCTGTCGCCCTGCGCATCACCACCGAACGCGCCCACGACGAAGCCCTGCTGGCAGCGCTCGAGGCATGGCTCGTCGAGGACTCAGCACAATGAGAGAGATCATCGTCGACAGCTTCGCCGGCGGCGGCGGCGCGTCCACCGGCATCGAGATGGCGCTCGGGGTCTCCCCCGAAATCGCCATCAACCACGACGCCGAGGCACTTTCGATGCACGCGGCGAACCATCCCGGCACACTGCACCTGCCGCACAATGTCTGGAAGGTGGATCCGCATGCTGTGACCGAAGGCCGGCCGGTCGGCCTGCTCTGGGCCTCCCCTGACTGCAAGCACTTCTCCAAGGCCAAGGGCGGCAAGCCGGTCGCGCGCAATATCCGCGACCTGGCATGGGTCGTCGTGCGCTGGGCCAAGCAGGTACAGCCGCGCGTCATCATTCTGGAGAACGTCGAAGAATTCCAAGGCTGGGGGCCGTTGCTTGCCGACGGCATGCCCTGCCCCGACCGCAAGGGCGAGACCTTCAGGCAGTGGACCGGTGAACTGCGCAAGCTGGGCTACAAGGTCGAGTGGCGCGAGATGCGGGCCTGCGACTATGGCACGCCGACGATCCGCAAGCGGCTGTTCCTGATCGCCCGCCGCGACGGACGGCCCATCATCTGGCCGAAGCCGACGCATGGCGATCCGAAGTCCGAAGGGGTGAAGAGCGGCAAGCTGCTGCCATGGCGGACAGCCTCCGAGATCATCGACTGGTCCCTGCCCTGCCCGTCGATCTTCCTGACGAAGGAAGAGGCGCGCGTCATCGGCGCCAAGCGCCCGCTTGCCGACGCGACCATGGCGCGGATAGCCAAAGGCGTGCGGCGCTATGTGCTCGACGCGGCCCAGCCCTTCGTCGTGTCCTTCCGGCATGACCAGGTCGGCCGCTCGATCAGCGATCCGCTGGCAACCGTCACGGCCAACAGCTTCATCAAGCGCCCGGGCGGCGCCGTGCCGCTCGGCTTGGTGACACCCTTCACCGCACCGCTCACCCATCAGGGCGGCGACCGCGCGCACTCGCTTGAAGAGCCCACCCGCACCATCACAGCCGCCCATCGTGGCGAGGCGGCGCTGATCGCTCCGGTGCTCACCTACGCCCAGCAGGGAGGCTCGGTTCGCTCGGCCGAAGCGCCGATGCACACGATCACGGCCTCGCCGAAGGACCAGAACTGCCTCATCGCGCCCGTCATTGCTGGCTGTGGTGGACGAGCCGGCCAATCACCGCCGAAGGCTGGCAACGAGCCGCTGAATACGATGACGGCGAAGGCCGATCAGATCCTTGTTGCGCCGCATCTGATGACCATGCGCAACGCCCAGAAGCCATTCAACGGTGCAAACGAACCGGCGCACACCGTCACCGCTGGCGGAGCGGGGCTAAGCCTCGTTGCCGCGTTCCTCGCCCAGCACAACACTGGCGTCGTCGGCCATGACGCCCGCGAACCCATCTCGACGATCGTCCAGCAGGCCAGCACGCAGGCCGTCGTCTCGGCCGGCATCCTGAACCTGAAGGGTAGCGATCGTCGCGACGCCGAGATCGACGCCCCTGCGCCGACCATCTGCGCCGGCGGCGGTCATGTCGCCGAGGTCCGGGCCTTCATCGCCAAATATTACGGCGCTGCCGAGGATGGCCAGCCAGTCGACGACCCCATGCACACCGTGACGGCCAAGCCGCGCTTCGGCTTGGTCACCGTCGAGATTGAGGGTGAGCCTTACGTGATCGTCGACATCGGCATGCGGATGCTGTCGCCGCGCGAGCTGTTCCGCGCCCAGGGATTCCCCGACACCTACATCATCGATCGCGGCGCCGACGGCGCGCCGATGACGAAGACCAGCCAGAACCGCATGTGCGGCAACTCGGTCTGCCCACCCATGGCGGCGGCGCTCGTCTCGGCCAATTACGCCGTCGAGGATGTCGACGACGTCACCCCTTCCAACCTCGGACCGCTCTTCATGGAGGCAGCAGAATGAGCCGCAACTACTTCATCTGCGAGGGCTGCGGCAAAGCCCTCGATGTCAGCGATCGATACTATCCGGCGCTCGACGGCGTGCTTTGCATCGAATGCGCGCCAACATTCATGGACCTTCTCGCCGAGCCCACCTCGATCGTCGCCCTCGGATCCAAAACGCCGCTCAGCCGCGACGAGCGCGAGGCCATGCTCGACGCGCACATCGCCGCTGGCGGCCACCCGTACGACAGCATGGCAACGAGGGCAGTGGAATGATCACGCGCCGCCACATCACCCCAGCCCAGCGCCAGAAGGCGAACGACTTCCTGCACTGGCGCCAGCAGAACGGCGGCGCCGTCCGCTGGGATCTTGGCGGTGCGGACGCCCGCCGACGCAACCGGGAACGCCGCGACGAGATCGCCTCGATCGGCTTCCTGCCCATCGACCGCCTCCTGAGCCACGAGGGCGCAAACGGATGAGCACCGAGATCAACGAGCGCGCGACCTTCGTCGAGCACGGCGAGGTCGGCATCAGCCTCTTCCAACTGGAAGGCGCAATCCAGACCTGGTCCGGCCTGCAGGGACGCCCGACCTCGATCGCCGAAGCGGCGACGACTTTCAACGTGCGTCCCGAACTGGTCCGCGAGGTCGTCGAGGCTAACTTCTGGATGTGCGTCATCGGCCACGACAGCGACCCCACCCAGCAATTCATCGAGCACGAAGGCAGCGACGAATGACCCCGGAGCCGAAGGATTCGAGTCCACTTGGAATGGGACAATATGGACGTCACAATACCGATCGATTTCGCTCGGCGGGGTATTGCTATGAGCCGTTACACAATCGGGGAAATTGCAGAAGAGTTCGGCGTTTCTCACCGCACGCTTCGCTTCTGGGAAGAGCGGGGCATTCTTCTCCCCGACAGAGCGTATGGCTATCGCGCCTATTCGGATGCAGATCGGCAGAGGATCCAAGACGTTCTGGCGTGGTCCACAGCCGGATTCTCGATAAGGGAAATCTGGGAGATGCTTGCCATGAGTTCAGAGCAGCGCATCAGCCACCTCATCAAGAGACTTCCAGAGCTCCAATCGGAGGCGAACGAAGCCCACGAACTCAGAACCCAAATTATCTCGAACCTGCTGGAGACGGTCTACGAACTGGCGGATTAATGGCCTCAAACCTCCGCCAGAATATCCGCCTCACGCGCGGCGGCAATGAGAGCGGCGCGCGCAGCCATCGGGTCGCCGTCACCTTCCCAAGCTTCCAGGCAGGCCTCCCGCGCCGCCAAGTGCGCGTCGGTCTCAGTGAATTCTCTCGGCCAAGACTCCAGGAGAACCTGAGCCGCCTTCACGACATCACCGACGGCCTGCGTCGTGCCGGCGCTGATCCAGATGCGGACAATGGGAAAGCTTCTGCTCATTCGGTTGGATATAGGGGTGGCGATGGCCATGGCTAGCGCGCAGGAAAGCATCGCCCCGAGCGGGCGAAACAATGTCGCCTCTCCCGCGCCGAAGGGAGAGACGTGATGGGACAGCGAGCCGCGACATTTACCGAGGTGGATCTGAAGCGCGCCATACGCGCTGCAGCCAAGGCAGGCTTCGAGGTGAAAGGTGTCGAGATAACCAGGCTCGGCACCATTCGGCTCTTGCAAACCGTCACCGAGGAAAAGATCGAGGTTGACGAATTGGAGCCGGTCATCCTGTGATAGGCCCTATGCCCCGAAAACTGCACGCCCACGTCTATCGAGAGAAGACCCGTCACGGCCGGCCGGTTTGGTACTTCCGCCGTGGCAAAGGCGTCAGAACGCGCCTGCCGAGCGACTATGACAGCCCGGAGTTCATGGAAGCCTATCAAGCGGCGCTGGCAGGAACGACCGTCCAGCGAGCGCGGCCGGCAGCCAAGCCGAACACGCTCCGCTGGCTTGTCGACCGGTACCGGGAATCCTCTGATTTTGTGCGGCTGGCACAGTCGACCAAACGCGTTCGCGAACGCCTCCTGCTCCGGCTTTGCGACGCGACCGGAGACACCCCGATCGAGCGATTGACCCGCGCAGCCATTCTAGCGGGCCGCGAGCGCCGAGCAGAGACGCCCGAAGCGGCAAACGCCTTCATCAAGACGATGCGCGTCTTGCTCGACTACGCCTTGACCGCGAACCTGATCGACCGGAACCCGGCGCGGGATGTGAAGCTTTTCTCGAGCAAAACCGGCGGCATCCACACATGGACCGTCGACGAGGTGGCCCGCTACGAGGAGCGGCACCCGCTTGGCACCAAAGCGCGACTCGCACTGGACATCCTGCTTTACACAGGCCTGCGGCGGTCGGACGCTGTGGTGCTGGGGCGCCAGCACGTCAGGAACGAGATCCTGAACATCCGCACGAAGAAGACCGGCGAGACCGTGACGCTCCGAATCCTGCCGCCTCTTCGCGCCTCCCTCGACGCGTCAAAGACTGGCGACCTCACCTATCTGATCACCGAGTACGGCAAGGCGTTTACCGCGGACGGATTCGGCAATTGGTTTCGGGATCGGTGCACGGAGGCCGGCGTACCAGGTTCCGCCCATGGGCTGCGGAAGGCAGCTGCGACCCGCGCGGCCGAGGCCGGTGCGACGACTTCTGAGCTGATGGCGATGTTCGGCTGGCAGTCTTCGAAGCAGGCCGAACTGTACACCCGAGCCGCGAACCGCGCCGCCATGGGCGTACACGCGAGCGACAAGCTGCAGCAACATAAACAGAACAAAACGCCCGCACCTTAATCCGAGGTGCGGGAATTAGCGCGATTTCTACAACGAAAACAGCTTCTTAGGTTTTAGGTGGTGTCCCGGAAGGGATTCGAACCCCTGACCTACGGTTTAGGAAACCGTTGCTCTATCCTGCTGAGCTACCGGGACAGCTGCCAGATCGGCGCTTGGCCGGATCGGACGGTCCGCCCGGCGC